CTCGCCGGAACAAACCGAAGAATCGGAGGAGCCTACAACAGCCGAAGAGAAAACGTTTAAGAAACGCTACTCTGACCTTCGTAGGCATCAACAAAAGCAAGCCGAAGAGTTCAAGACAGAACTTGCAGAACTCAAGCGGCAACTAAGTGAAGCTACAAAGAAGGAAATGAAACTGCCCAAGTCCGATGAGGACATTGAACAGTGGGCAGCAGACTATCCCGACGTAGCAGCCATCGTTGAAACAATTGCAATGAAGAAGGCACGTGAGCAATCTACTGCTCTGGAAGAACGCCTTAAAGCAATTGATGAGATGCAACTGTCTGCTACAAAAGAAAAAGCAGAAGCAGAACTTATGCGCATACATCCTGACTTTGATGAGATTCGTGACAGCGACGAGTTTCATGAGTGGGCTGAGACCCAGCCTAAGTGGGTACAGGATGCGCTGTATGACAATGACAATGATGCACGTTCTGCTGCACGAGCAATTGATTTGTATAAAGCTGACATGGGCATGAGTACCCAAAAGCCTAAGTCAGATAAGGATGCTGCAAAGTCTGTGTCTACAAAGAACAGTCGCAGCAAGCCGCAAGAGAATGAAGCATCTACGTATCTTCGGGAGTCGCAAGTTCAGAAGATGTCTCCTCAAGAATACGAGAAGCGTTCAGACGAAATCATGGAAGCTATCCGTTCAGGAAAGTTTGTCTATGATGTTTCTGGTTCAGCCAGATAAAAAAAGTGTTGACAATTAGTTATTTTTTCGTATAACTATAGTCATCAATAGTGTAAGTGGGTTCGCTACCTGCTTACACTAGTCCGCAAACACCTCAGTCTTATGGATTACCTGACGAGCATGGCCCGTTGAATAGTTGGGCGGCCACCTAACTAGAATACGCACCCATAGCGAATTAGCCTCTGATTAGTCTGGTGAGTTTGCATCTGTTAAAATGCCAATTTAGGAGAAATCATCATGGCTTTCACTACTGCTAGTGGTTATGGTAATCTTCCTAACGGTAATTTTTCGCCCGTCATTTACAGCAAACAGGTGCAACTTGCTTTCCGCAAGGCCGCTGTTTGTGAAGCAATCACCAACTCCGATTACTTCGGTGAGATTGCTGCAATGGGTGATTCCGTTAAGATTATCAAGGAACCCGAAATCACTGTTAAGGCATATGCCCGTGGTACGACTATCACGCCGCAAGACCTTGACGACGAAGACTTCAGCCTGACCATTGACAAAGCTAACTACTTTGCATTTAAGGTTGATGACATTGAAGAGGCGCACAGCCACGTTAACTTCCAGTCTCTGGCAAGTGACCGTGCTGCTTACCGCCTCGCTGACCAGTTTGACCAAGACGTTCTTGGCTACTTGGCTGGTTTCAAGCAGTCCGCACTGCACTCTAACGCCGACACCGTAAACGACGTTGTTAACGGTTCTAAGGCTGTAGATACTGCAGGTTCTGACGAACTGCTGTCGAGCATGAAGCTGGACGCATCTGACTTTAACTCCGGTACTGGTGGTCAGGCAATTGCCATTCTCCCACGTACGGGTTCGGGTGCTGCTCCGACTGATGCTGGTGACGCTAACCCGCTGCAAGTTATTGCTCGTATGTCTCGTCTGCTCGACCAGCAGAATGTTGACACGCAGGGCCGCTGGCTTGTTCTTGACCCGGTTTTCATTGAAGTCCTGAAAGACGAAGACTCTCGTCTGTTCAACTCTGACTTCGGTGGTTCTGGTCTGCAGAACGGCGTTGTAAGCACCAACATTCATGGCTTCACCGTCTACTCGTCCAACAACCTGCCGCAAGTTGGTACTGGTTCGTCCTTCTCTGGTGCGAACTCTGCTGTCAACTATGGCATGATTGTTGCCGGTCATTCTTCTGCTGTTGCAACTGCAGAGCAGATTAACAAGACCGAAACCTACCGTGACCCTGACAGCTTTGCTGACATCGTTCGTGGTATGCACCTGTATGGCCGCAAGATTCTTCGTCCTGAAGCACTTGTGAACGCCAAGTACCATCTGGCTTAAGGGAGGATTAAGATATGGCTACCGTAACTACTCTCAAATCCGTTGCTCGTGGTGCTGGTGCGCGAGGCCGCCAGCCGTACATGGTACAGCAGACGATTGACTTGGCTGCTGCAGCAACCGCTAAAGGTTCTGCTCTCGCTGCCAACGACATCATTGAAGCAATCACTGTACCTGCTGAGACGCTGATTCTGACAGCCGGTTTTGAAATGACCGCTTCTGTTCAGACTGCTGCTGACGGGTGTACCGCTAACCTCGGTGTTACCGGTGTAGACGTTACTCGTTTTGTGTCGGCCTTCGACATTGACGATGACTCTGCTGACTTGACATCGGGTGTAGGCTACGCCACTATGGCTGACGCTTCTGCCCCGATTTTCATTGAAGCTGAAGACACGATTGACTGGGAACTTCAGGCAGCAACTACTGCTCCGACTGAAGGTAAAGTCCGCGTGTTCGCAGTTCTGATGAACATGGCAGACACAGGTGACATGACTGCTGATGAAGTAGACCGCGACACTCTCGCCTAACTAATGTGAGGGGGCTGGCTTGACACCGGCCCTCTCATTTCTCTTTAAGGATTTCAGATGGCATATACTTACCTTGACATCACCAACGAAGTGCTTGCACGTTTTAACGAAGTAGCACTAACGGCTGCTAACTTTAGCACGTCTCGTGGGTTTCAGACGCAGTGTAAGAATGCAGTAAATGATGCCATCAATTATATTTTTCAACGTGAGTTTGGGTGGTCATTTAGCCACGAAGAACAGACTGAAACGCTTGTGGCTGGCACCACACGTTATACAATTGGTGCTACAATTTACAATGTGGACTACGAGACCTTTCGTATTTCCAAAGATGACTCTCTTGGTGTAGCAGGTACAACGCTACGCATCATGGACTATAACCAGTATGTCGATAGGCATATCGACCAAGAGAGTACATCAGATATTGGTGCAGTTCCTTTGTATGTATTCCGCACACCGGACAACAACTATGGACTGTATCCTTACCCAGATAAAGCATACACACTCAAGTATGACGCATATGTAAAGCCCACTGCTCTCAGTGCTGCAACGGATGTACCTACTATTCCTGAACAGTTTCGTCAGGTTATTGTGGACGGTGCTACAGCCTACGGTTATCAGTATCGTGGTGAGGCGCAGCAGTATGGCATTAACTTTGCCCGATTTGAAGAGGGCATTAAACACATGCAAAGTCTGTTCATTAACAGAAACTATAGCTATGTGCGTTCAACGTATATTCCGCAATCACAAAGGTACGGCGTATCTATATTTCCTACAGGGGGCTAAATAATGGCTGACGAATCTGGACTTAGCCCTTATGTGTTTGCGTGTGAAGGTGGCCTCGTTCTTGACCAGCCTACCTTCAAAATGTCTCCCGGCATGGCTCTTGAACTAGAAAACTTTGAACCTGATGTACGTGGTGGATACAGACGTATTAACGGCTACCTAAAGTGGAATAGCAATATTGTCCCGCAGACTGCCAGTTCTACTGAAAAAGTATTGATGTCTGCATATTTTAACAATAAGGTTATTGCAGCACGAGGTGAGAAAGTATTTACAGCGGGTACGACAGGTAGCTGGACAGAAATTGACACAGGTCGTACAAGTGCTGGAAAGTATACACACCATCGTTACAATCTAGGTGGGACAGAACATATTGTTTGGGCTGATGGTGCCAACCACGCTACCAAGTATGATGGCACTACAGTAACAGACGTGAATGCTACAGGCGCACCAGCCAATCCAAAGTTTGTAACTGGCTTCAAGGATGCGCTGTTTTTTGCAGGGCATAGCGCAAATCCAGAAGAGATTATTTTTACTGCACCGTTTACTGACGACGATTTTAGTGTAGCTAATGGAGCAGGTAGCCTTCGTATTGACAGCCAAGTAACAGCATTGTTTCCGTTCCGTAACGAACTGATTATCTTTGGCGAAGAACGTATCTACAGGCTGACAGGAAACACCATTGCAGATTTCGTACTTCAACCAGTTACAAGAGACATTGGGTGCCTCAATGGTTTCACTGTCCAAGAACTTGCCGGAGATATCATATTCTTGGGCAGAGACGGCCTTCGCACCGTTGCTGGTACTGAAAGAATTAACGATGTTGAACTGGGAACTATATCAGGTAATATCAAAGAACTGTTTGATGACACTGACGTAGACGAGTTTGAAAGCATCGTAGTACCGGGCAAAACACAATACCGTTTGTTCCGTGTAAATACATCATCAGATACACAGGCAACAACAAAGGGTATTATTGCGGTACGTAAACAACAAGGTTTTGAGTTTGCCACCACAAAAGGTATTCAGCCTTCATCTACTGACTTCTTTACAGTTCAGGGTGAGACATTTGTAATACACGGTGGCTTTGATGGCTACGTGTATAGGCAGGAACAAGGCAACACATTTGACGGCGCAAACATTGTAGGACGGTATCGTTCACCTGATATGACAATGGGAGATGCCGGTATTCGCAAGAACTTCCAGCGAGTGATTATCAACTACTCACCAACTGGCACAATTAACTCAGACCTGTTCTTGCGATATGACTACGAGTCACCAGATGCACCACGACCAGCGGCATATCCGTTTGACTCTACAAAGGTTGTGGCACTATACGGAACGTCACAGTACGGTACAGCCACATATGGTGGTCAGTCTAACCCACTCGTTAGACAGCCTGTAGAGGGTGGTGGCTTTGCTGTAGCAATGCGAGTGGTAGATAATGCTGAGTCATTCCCATATACACTCAAGGGCTTTCAGCTAGAATTTGATGCAGGAGCAAGACGCTAATGGCAGGTTACACTAGACAGTCAACGTATACTGACGGCGACGTTATTAATGCGTCCGACAGTAACGACGAATTTGACCAGATTCTTGCTGCGTTTAACAACAGCACTGGTCACGCACACGATGGTACTGCAGCCGAAGGCCCGGTCATTGGACTGATTGGCGACCCCGGTGTTACTACCCCAATCAATAAAGTTGTAGTCGATAACACTAACAATCGTGTTGGTGTCTTTGTCGATGTAGCTTCTGTATCGACTGAGCAAGTACGCTTCCAAGATGGTGCCATTGTTCCTGTAACCGACAATGACGTTGACTTGGGTGCATCTGGTGCAGAGTTCAAAGACCTGTATATCGACGGTGTTGCCTACGTAGACAGCATTGCAATGCCGACTACAACTGTAACGGATATTCTTGATGAAGATACCCTATCGTCTGACAGTGATACTGCGCTGGCTACACAACAGTCTATCAAGGCTTATGTGGACGCACAAGTCACCGCCCAAGACCTCGACTTCTCTGCAGACACAGGTGGAGCATTGTCTATCGACCTTGACAGCGAGAGTCTTACGCTTACAGGTGGCACAGGTATTGATACTAGTGGTTCAGGTAATACTGTTACTTTTACTATTGACAGCACCGTAGCTACGCTGACAGGTACGCAGACACTTACCAACAAGACTATTGATGTAGACAATAACACTGTATCCAACATTGAAGTAGACAACCTGAAGTCAGGTGTACTGGACACAGACCTGTCTTCTGTCTCTGCCTCAGACGATACTCTTGCATCTGCAAAGGCTATCAAGACCTACGTAGATGCACAAGTAACTGCACAGGACTTGGACTTTCAGGGTGACAGTGGTGGCGCACTTGCCATTGACCTTGACAGTGAAACGCTTACCATTGCTGGTGGCACAGGCATTGACACTAGCGGTGCTACAAATACACTGACTGTTGCTATTGACAGCACTGTAGCCACTCTTACCGGTTCACAAACACTTACCAATAAAACAATCGACGTAGATAATAACACAGTATCTAACATTGAGGTGGACAACTTCAAGGGTACAGCGATTGTAACAGAGGCAGAGGGTATCAGTTCTAGCGACAATGATACTTCACTGCCAACCTCTGCTGCTGTCAAGGATTATGTAGATACACAAATTACTGCAGAAGACCTTGACATTACCACAGATTCTGGTACAATAGCGATTGACCTTGACAGTGAGACACTTACTGTTGCAGGTACAGCAAATGAAATTGAGACGAGTGCTACAGGTAACACTGTAACAATCGGACTGCCATCAAGTGTAACAGTCACTACTGTAATTGCTGATTTGAATGGTACAATCAATACTGCCACTACTGGTGCTACACAAGCCGCTGGCACAAACGACACAACTATTGCTACTACTGCGTTTGCACAGACTGCAGCCGCTGACCAAGCTGTAGCATTAGCTATCGCACTTGGTTAAAATAGTGCTTGACAAGTGAATGTAAATCTGGTATAATTATACACAACTTGGAGTAAAAAATGGCAAACGCATTCAAGCTAGTCACTGATACCGGTGTAGGCACATCTGCTGCCACTGTACATACCGGAGCATCAGCAACCGAAACCACCATCATTGGCCTCACTGTTGCCAACATCCACACCGCACAGATTGAGGTGGATGTTCAGCTTGAGAACAATGACGGCGACAACGTGTATCTTATCAAGGCTGCACCTATTCCGGTAGGTAGTAGCCTTGTTGTCGTTGGGGGTGAGCAAAAGGTTGTGATGAACGCAAGTGACGTTTTGAAGGTTACGAGCAACACAGCAAGTTCTGCTGACGTTACTCTGTCAATCTTGGAGATTACCTGATGGGTTACATTGGTGCTGGCATCACGCGGTTTAACACGGCTGACGAACTGACTGTCACTGGCGATGCTGAGTTCAACGGCAACGTCACTTTAGGTGACAGTGATATAGCGCAATTTGGTGCTGGCACTGATTTGCAAATCCTGAGCAATGGAAGTGTTGCGCTTATTAAGAATGGCAACGCTACCAGTGACATTCGCCTAGAAAGCGACAACAGGGTCGTCATCTGTGACAGAAACTTCAATGAAGCATTTGCCGTATTTAATGATGATGATGATGTGAAGCTGTATCACAACGGCTCTGAAAAATTTGCCACCACTTCCTCCGGCATCGACGTGACCGGCACGGCTTTGGCGCACACTGTTGAAATTGGAGATGGTAGTGCTGGCGGCACGTCTGAGGTTGTGTTCAGCGACAATGTGTCTGGCCGTGCCAAAATCCTGTACGACCACGGCGCAAGCCCTAACGAGGAAATGGGCTTTGAAATTGCTGGCACACGCTATATGACCATTGAGAACGGCGGCAACGTGGGCATCGGGACTGCGAGTCCCGACAATGTAAACGGCCTGACCAAAGGTGGTACGCACCTGATGGTCAACAACGACAGCGGTGGCGCAAGGCTTAATGTCGAAGGCAGCACAGAT